CTACAAGCGGAACTTGGCCACCGAATCCTTGAGCTGATGGGCCAGTGCCGACAAGGCCTCGACGTTGCCGCTCACTTCGGTGACTGAGGCCTGCGACGCGTCCACCATCCGCGTGATGGACGCCACGTTGGACGCGACGCTATGCCCGGCCTCGGCTTGTTCCGTCGCCACCTTCGCCATCGAGCGTATCTGCTCCAGCGTGTGCTCGGCGCCTTGATTGATCTCGCGCAGCGCCTGCGCCGCTTCCTGCGCCCTTTCCACCCCGCGCGTCACCAGCGGCCTCACCTCGCTCATGCTGTCCGCCACGGAGCCGGTGTCCTCCTGGATGCGCTTGACCATGCCGGCGATTCTTTCCGTAGCCTGGGCGCTGCGTTCCGCCAGCTTGCGCACCTCGTCCGCCACCACGGCGAAGCCGCGGCCGCTTTCGCCGGCCCGGGCCGCCTCAATCGCCGCGTTCAGGGCCAGCAGATTGGTCTGGTCGGCGATTTCCTTGATCTCGCCGGCGATGCCGTCTATTTCCCGGGAACGGTCGGCCAGGCCGCCTATCAGGGTCGAGGCGCTCGCGATCTGTCCGGATACCAGCTGGATCTCGTCCGCCGCCTGCATCACCAGTTTTTCTCCCTGTCCCGCCAGGCGGCAGGAGCGCAGGGAATCGCTCTCCGTCTCCCCCGCGCAAACGCTCACCTGGTCGCTGCAGGCCGACATGGATTCGATCTCGCGGGACGTGCCCTGGGTCGCCAGCAGCGATTGGTGCGCCGCGTCGTTGATGCGCTCCACCTGGCCGCTCAGGCCACCCACCGCGCGCTCCAGGTCCGTCGCGCCGCGCTGCAGGCTCTGTATCATGCCGCGCAGGCTCTCCTGCATCGTCGCGATCGCCTCCATCAGGCTGCCGCGGCCTTCGCTCTTCACGCTCAGGGTCAAATCGCCGGCCGCGATGTCCAGCGCCGTGCGCGACGCGTCGTATGGCTCCCCGCCTATCACCGCGTAGATCGAACGGGCCACCAGCCAGGTCATGGCGATCACCACCGCCAGCACCGCCGCGCCGATCAGCAGCAGTCGCAGCGCCAGCCTGTTGAACACCTGGTCGACATCATCCAGGAACACGCCGGTGCCTATGGTCCAGTTCCAGCCATGGATGCGCATCACCGCGTTGAGCTTGGGCAGCGGCACGTCGCCGTTGGGACGGCGGGTGCTGATTTGCACAAAGCCGAAATCGGCGTCGCGCAGCACGTCGTCGTAAGCCTGCACCAGCGTGCGTCCGTCCGGCAGCTTTTCGCCGGGATCGTTCTTGCCCAGCTTGCGTTTGTCCGGGTGCACCAGCACCAGGTTGTCGCTGCCTCGGGCGAAAACGTAGGTGCCCTTGTCGCGCAGGCTGCTCATCGCCTCTATCGCGCGCCGCTGCGCCTCCGGTCGGGACAGCTTGCCGGACTGCTCCAGCTTCTGGAAATGCGAAACCTGCTGTCCCGCAAGCGTCAGCAGGGTGCGGATCTGCGAGCGGCGGTCCTCCAACTGCGAATCGTGTAGGCTGTACAAGGCGACGCCCGCCAATACGACCAGACCCAGGCCTGCGTTCAATACCAGAATGCCCAGGCGGGTGGAAAGCTTCATGGCCATCACTCCTGATCCAGTACATCCTTGATCAAGCGGTTTTGATCGCGGCCGGTTCCTGGCCGCGTCCCGCACTCATGCTAATATAGGCAAATACCGCCACGATTCCGATCAGCGGTTCCCCTCCAACGAATCAGATAAAACAATGAACCTGATCAAGCTGATAAGCCCGTTCATCGCCATCGGCCTGGCCATCGCCAGCCCCCTGAGCCACGCAGAGCCGGAAGACCAGCCGCTGCCCGGCGACTTCCAGCCCGCGCCGGCCGCCAAGCCGCTGCACCAGCCCCGCGCCAAAGCCGCGCCCAGCCACGCTTCCAAGCCTGCCGCCCATGCGCAGCGCAAAGCCAAGGCCCCGCACGCCAAATCCGGCAAGGCCTACGCCAAAAAGCATGCCGCCAAACCGCATCACGCGAAATCCAAGCATGCCGCCAAGAACAAGCGGGCGCAGACCGGCGGCAAGCATCTGAAAAAAGGCCAGGTCAAGCATCACGCCAAGAAGAAAGCCCACAAACCGGCCAAGGTCCACAAGCACAAGGCCCATAAAAACAAGAAGGCAGCCGCCAAGCCGCATCACAAGCACAAGAAAAAGCATTAGGCCTCTTGCCAAGCAATAAACAGCCGGGCATAATGCGTCTCTCTTCGCCGGTGTAGCTCAGTTGGTAGAGCACCTGACTTGTAATCAGGGGGTCGCGAGTTCGATTCCTGCCGCCGGCACCAAATTCTAATCAAGGGTTTGCATTTGCAAACCCTTGATTTCATTTCAGAATCCGCCAATTCTGGTCGCGCTGTTCAGCGTATCAAATCCCACTCTGCTGCTTCTACAAAAATCGGCAACCTTCTACAAAAATTATTCCCACGCAGCTCAGCTAACCAGATTCAGCAATCTCCCACTGGCCATGTCCTGATGGCTCTTCAGTGCATGTGCATACACGCATATACGTATGCGGGGGCGTCATGCGCATGGGGGGCTTTCCAAGGTTATGGGGGGGTCTAAAAAAATAGTAACATCGGTAACCCACCATGCAGAAAGGCCATTTCTCTCAGTAAATTCAAGGTATTGCGAGGCATGGCGAAAAGTAACAAATCAATAACTAAGAAGTAATCAGATTACCTCTCTATCTTGTAACCTTTTCATTTCTTACTTCCAATAAAATTAATGGCTTACATTTTGGTTACTGCATCCGTTACCGCGGATGACCTTGAGAAATAACCTCGTTAATCCTTGTATTTCAATGCTTTACATGGCGAAATCGCCGCCGCCTGTCCTTGGTTACCATTTCTGCTTCCCCCTCCCCAGTCTTTTTGACGCTCCTCCCATCCGGTTAGGCCATGTTCGTCCCTCTGCATGGGCTTGAGTGCATGAATCCGCAAGTGTTCCAGCGGGTTTCTACTGTTCACGAGGTCCGGTACTGACGGGCTTTCCAGCCGACTCATGCAGTTGCACGCTTTCCCACACATGAAGCGGGCGGGCGGGGCGGGGTCTCGACCGCGCGCTGAGTTAGTGAGTTGCTGCCTAGGTATCTGAAGTCGCCCGATGGTAGGGCTGGGCTGGTCAGGTTGACTAGAAACCAATATGCAGGGAAGCTAATAGGGTCGCCTGGTAATAGGTTGCTGAGAGATGAGTGTTGTAGTGGAACTAAAAGATATTCTCGGGGTGAACCCTACTCAAACGGTCATGGCAGGATGGGGAGCAGTTCTTTCAACTATACTCGGGTTCATAAAAATTTATGAGACATGGCGAAGCCGTCACAGGGTAGACCTCGGCTATAGCATGACCAGTGATGAGGTGATAGGGAACAGTATCACCATTCGTAATCTATCGAATCAACAACTAATTCTAATCCATTGGGAACTATTCATTGCAAAACATAGGTGGTCTCCAGATAGGAAGGAAATAGCCGCTACAGAGTTTGATGTGAGAGATATTGTGATAGCAGCAAACTCATCTATTACGCTGCGTTTTGTTGAGGAAGATTACTTCGATTGGTCATCGAGAGCGATGCAGAACAGATCGTTATTCATCAAATTATCTTGGGCCGGCCGTAAACCTAAAACTTATCTTGTATATCCTCAAAACCATCCTTGTAAGTGGCTTGCACGCTTAGGTAAAGGTTCAAGATAAGTTCTGTGCGCGTTCATATAGCTAACAAGTGTTGATCTCTTCCAACCAATTCATTCAATTAAACCACGTCCGTAACAACACACTTTCCCCTTCGTGTTGCCCCCAGCACAACGCTGGCAGCGCCGTCAAAGCTACCAGCGTTGTAACGCGCTGATCAAGCGCGAGAACATGCCAAAGGGATTGTTTTTACCAGTGTTGATATCCTCTCATCCATGCTCTAATTTGAATTGGTACAAATTCAAGATTGGGAGAGATCATGAAACGTCCTTACCTCCTCGAGGATCTTGCTGATGAGCTTGACCTAGCCTTCCGAGCGATCAAGAGTGGGCAGCCCACGCTCTGGGAAACCAAGCAATTTGCGGCACATTTCCGGGAGGCATTTGTCACACCGGACTTGTTCCCCAACGAAACGGAGTATGCAAAACGTGTGGCAGCCCAGCTCTATGTGATCCAAGAACTTGAGCTCGCGCTGGATCGCATGCACAACTTAGGCATCTCGCCGAAAACTCGGCTAAGAGAGATTCCTTGCATCGATACCGCACTGCGACATTCATTAGACGAAGCCACCTCGAATCGGCCCGGAGGGATATCCTTCAGGTGAGGCTAAGCGACAATGCAAAAGCCCCGCAACCGCGGGGCATTCCCAAAAAGAAAGCAGAATCAGGAAGCCTCAACCGCCAACGCATATTCCCCAAACCCCACCACCCGTTCCCCCGCCCACTCATTCAGCTCCTCGAATCGCGCCTGCAGCGGCAAGATCTCGTTTTCGTAGAACACCCGCGCCGCCTTGCCCGCGTCGCCGAACCCGCCGGTGTTGTTCGGGATGATCCCCATCAGCTGCGGCGGCACGCGGTGGGCGGCCAGGACATCGTCCCGGGTGGTGTTCTTGATGTTGAAGAACTCGTCTTTCGCGGCCACCTCGCTGATCGGGATCACCTGCACGCCATCCTTCTTGCCGTTGGGCGCGTAGAGAAACACGTTCCGAAAATTCCCCGGCCCCTTCGACTCCTTCAGCGCCTTGCGCATCGCCTCGATGTCCGCCGGATTCTGCGCCGCGTCGGTCATGTACAGGATGAAGCCCGCGTGCGAGCCGTTGAGGTAGTAGCGGCGCCGGAACAGCGTCGCCGACTCGTTCAGCCACGCGCTGTTCAGCGCCGCCAGATACTCCGGCAGCCCGTACACCTCCTGGTTGATGTCGTGCTCCAGCAGATGGAACACCTCGCCCAGCTCGCGCTCCTGGTTCCAGCCCGGCACCCACCAGTAGGAAGAGAGGTCCACCCCGCGGCGCGTGAACTTCGCCGGCGACGGGTCCAGCGCCAGCAGGCCGCCCAACCTGTTCTTCACCTTCTCGCAGTACAGGTTGCCAAACACCAGATAGTCCTGGACCAACTGCTGAAACGCCGAGCGCGACAGCAGCGGATGCGGCCGGAACGTGCTCACCAGCACATTCCGCTTCACCGCGATCGCGCTGTTGTGATGCACCGACGCCCGCCAGCTGCGCGCCAGGCCCTCCCAGCTGATCGGCGGTTCGTACCAGCGGCCCGCGTTCAGGCACTCCGCGTAGTCCAGGATCTCGCGCCGGTCCAGCACCGGCGTCGGGTCGCCGAAGGTGAAGGACTCGATGCCGCCAACTGGGTGCGATGCCGCCGGCGGGCTCGCCTCGGGCTGGGATTGATTGAACCTGCGACGCTTGGTCATCAGCAAAACTCCATGAAGCCGGAGTTGGCCGCGGTCGCCCCCTCCAGCGGTTCGTTGAAAAGGGCGTGCATGGTCGCCCATGCGATGTCGGAATGGCTGGTCTCCTCAGACCGGCCCGCCTGATAGGTGACCTGGCGGCCGGACGCCGTCATGGTCTTCTTGATCGCCATGAAGCTGGCCGCGATATCCGTGCTGCCGGCGTCGAACTCCAGCCGGCCGCTGCTGATCACGTCCAGCGCCTTCAGCACCATCCGCGTCTTCAGCTCCACGTTGTAGGTGAAGGCCTGCGCGTCCGGGCGGAACTGCTTCACCAGTTGGTGCACGCCCACGCCCAGGCCCGACGTGTCGATGCCGATGTAGGTCACCTCGTAGCGGGCGCAGGTCTGGCGGATGAACTCCGCCTGGCCAGCAAAATCCGCGCCCTTGAACTGGTGGCGCTCCAGAATGCGAAACTTGCCGCCTGGCGCGGCCGGCGGCGCCAGCACCACCAGCGCCGCGCTGTCGCCCGTATTGCTCGGGTCATAGCCCACCCACACCGGCTTATTGCCGAACGGTCGCGGCGAGAACGGCTTCAAGTCCGCCCACACCTCCCAGCTGTCCACCATGCAGCGCTGCATCAGGCTGAACGAGAACACGCTCGCGCCGTCATCGATGAACTGGCACAGAAACAGCTGGGCAAACTCCTCCGGGCTGTACTCCAGGCGAAGCTGGCCCAGGTCGAACAGATCGCAGCCGCTGGCCAGCGCGTCCTCAATCGTCACAATCTGCCGCCACTGGCCATCCTCGCAATGCCGGCCCGCTGCCAGCGCCGCGTGGCTGATGTCCAGCCGGATCTGCTCCGCCTTCGGCCGGCCGCGGTTGTACTGCTCGCCGGTCCAGAACGGATAGGCCTCGTGCGACATCGCCGACGGCGTGGAAAAGTAGGTCTGGCGCCAGCGCTTCTGCGAAGCCATGCCCGACGCCACCTTGCGCAGCTCCTTGTAGCGGGGAATCCAGAAATACTCGTCCAGATACAAATTGCCGTGGTAGGACTGCGCGGTGCGGCCGTTGGTCCCCAGGAACATCAACTCCGCCGCGTTCGGCAGCTTGATCACATCGCCCTTGAGCTCGACATCCGCCTCCTTGGCGAAGTCCACGATGTAAGACCGGAACTGGAAAGCCTGCGCCTTCGAGGCGGAAAGGAAAATCTGGTTGCGCCCCGTGTCCAGCGCATCCATCAGCGCCTCCCGCGCGAAGTAAAACGTCGCGCCGATCTGGCGCGACTTGAGCAGGTTGCGTATCCGCTCGACAAAGCCGGCGCGGTGCCAGTGCCGCTGGTAGCCGAACATGCTGTCCATGAACACCTGGCGCAGCCGCTCGATCTGCTCCACGCCGATCGCGTTCTTGGCCGGCGGCCGCTTCGGCGCCGCATTGCGGCTGGCGATGTTCGGGTTGAGATCCGCCTCGCGCCCGGTCTGCTGGTACTTGCCCACCCGCGCCATCCGCTCCACCTGCCGCCCCAGCAGATCGATCTCCTTGTAATCGCATCCCTCCTTGCGCTCCTTCAGGATCAACTGCTGCAGCCGCGCCTCGATCGTCGACGCGATGCGCTCGGTCGGGTCCGACTCGTCCCACGCGTCGCGCCGCTTCCAGCTGTGCAGCGTGGAAGCCTTCTCGTTCAGGTGTTCGGCGATGCGCGCGATGCGCCAGCCCTGCCAATACAGGGCGCGGGCGGCGCGGCGCGGGTCCAGGTCGGAGGCTTGCGGGAGGGTGATATCGCTCATGACCGCCAGTCTGCCGCGCGCGCAGGGCCGCGCCCTCAAGCCATGGTTGTGAGCGCAAAGGGCACAACCGGCGCTTGTTGAGCGGCCGTCCTCCGAGTTTCAGCATGGGCGCATCTCACCCGAACAGCCCACGGCAAACCCGCAAAGGAACCGCACATGGCAGGCAAGTCCAAAAAGTTCTGCATCGCCACCGAAGGCGCCACCACCGACGGCCGCGTCATCGAGCGCGCTTGGCTGGAGCAGATGGCCAAGAACTACAACCCCAAGCTCTACGGCGCGCGCATCAACATGGAGCACATCAAGGGCTTCACCTCCGACAGCCCGTTCCGCCGCTACGGCGACGTGCTGGCGCTGAGCGCGGAAGAGGGCGGCGACGGCAAGCTGCGGCTGCACGCCGTCATCGACCCCACCGACGACCTGATCGCCATGACCCAGGCCCGCCAGAAGGTCTACTCCTCGATGGAAGTGAACCCCAAGTTCGCCGACACCGGCGAAGCCTATCTGGTCGGCCTGGCCGTCACCGACGACCCGGCCAGCCTCGGCACCGAAATGCTGCAGTTCAGCGCCAGCGCCAAGACCAGCCCGCTGGCCAAGCGCAAGTCCGATCCCGACAACCTGTTCACCGAAGCGGTCGAGTTCAGCCTGGAAATGGAAGAAGAGCAGCCCGGCAAGGCGCTGATCGAAGGCTTCAGCGCCAAGATCAAGGCCCTGATCGGCGGTGTCAGGAAAACCGCCGACGCCAACTTCAGCGAAATCCAGCAAGCGGTGGAGCTCATCGCCGACAGCCAGAAGCAGGTACTGGAACAGTTCGCCGCGCTGTCCGCCGGCCAGGCCGAGAGCCAAGCGCAGAAAGAGCAGCTGCAAAAGCTCTCCGCCGACCACGCCAAGCTGGTGCATACCCTCAGCCAGCAGCCGTCCGCCGCGCCGCGCGACCGCACGCCCGGCGGCGCCAGCGCCATCACCACCGACTGCTAACCGCCACCCGACCCTCACCGGAGCCCATATGCGCAATACAACCCGCCTGCAGTACAACGCCTACCTGGCCGCGATCGCCAAGTTGAACGGCGTCGACATCGATGCCGTCGTCAGCAAGTTCTCGGTGGCGCCGAGCGTGCAGCAAACGCTCGAAACCAAGGTGCAGGAATCCAGCGCCTTCCTGCAGTCCATCAACGTGATGGGCGTCTCCGAACAGGAAGGCGAGGCCCTCGGCCTCGGCATCACCGGCCCGATCGCCGGCACGCAAAACACCGACGAAGCCGAGCGCGCCACCCGCGACGTCCTGTCGATGGATGGCTCCACCTATCGCTGCGAACAGACCAACTACGACACCCATCTCAAGTACGCCACCCTGGACGCCTGGGCCAAATTTCCCGACTTCCAGACCCGGCTGCGCGACTCCATCGTCCAGCGCATCGCGCTCGACCGCATGATGATCGGCTTCAACGGCGCCAGCCGCGCGGCCACCAGCAACCGCGTCGCCAATCCGCTGCTGCAGGACGTCAACAAGGGCTGGCTGCAGAAGATCCGCGAGAAGGCCCCGCAGCGCTGGATCAAGGAAGTGGCGGACAAGTCCGGCAAGGTGAAGGTGGGCGCCAACGGCGACTACAAGACCCTCGACGCGCTGGTATACGACGCCGTCAGCCACCTGATCGAACCCTGGTTCCGCGAGGACACCCAGCTGGTGGCCATCACCGGCCGCCAGCTGATGGCCGACAAGCTGTTCCCGCTGGTGAACACGATTCACGACCCGGTCAACCAGAAGGCCGCTCAGGATCTCATCGTCAGCCAGAAGCGCCTCGGCAACCAGCAGGCGGTGCAAGTGCCGTATTTCCCGGCCAACTCCATCCTGATCACCCGGCTCGACAACCTGTCGATCTACTGGCAAGAGGGCACCCAGCGCCGCAGCGTGCTGGACAACCCGAAACGCGACCGCATCGAAACCTACCAGTCCTCCAACGACGCCTTTGTGCTGGAAGACTATGGCTGCTGCGCGCTGATCGACAACATCGAACTCGAAAAGGCGTAAGCCATGTCCACGCCCGCGCACGCTCACTTCATGCGGGTCACCGCTGCCCAGGCCTCCGCCGCGGCAGCGGTGGACATCCCGCTCGAAAACGCCTCGGCCTACGAGCTGATGCTGCTCAAGCTCGCCGAAGACCGCCGCCGGCTGAAAGACATCCAGTCCATGGAAGCCAAGGCCGAGCTCAAGCGCCAGCTGCTGCCGGAGTACGCGCCATGGGTCGATGGCGCGCTGTCCGCCGGCGGCGGCGCGCAGGACGCCGTGCTGATGGCCGTCATGGTCTGGCGGATAGACGCCGGCGACTATGGCGGCGCGATGGACATCGCCGCCTACGCCATCCAGCACAAGCTGGCCATGCCCGACAACTACCTGCGCGCCACCGGCGCGGTCATCGCCGAAGAAGTCGCCGACGCCGCCAAGCGCGCCCGCGACGGCAAGCAGCCCTTCGACCTCGCCATCCTGCAGCGGGCGATGGCCCTCACCGAACCCACCGACATGCACGACCAGATCCGCGCCAAGTTGCACAAGGAGCTGGGCCTGCTGCTGGCGGAGACCGACAAGGCCGCCGCATTGCGGCAGCTGCAGCGCGCCACCCAGCTGTTCGACAAGGTGGGCGTCAGGAAAGAAATCGAGAAGCTCGAACGCGAGCTGAAGAACGCGGACGCCGTCCAGCAGGGCGGCGGCTGACACCGGGCGAACCCCGCGACCAGGCGGCAGGGGGCGGCGATGGCAGCGACCGATCAAAACCCCCTCCACCGCCTCCAACAGGAGCCGACATGCTGATCCAACCCGCAAAACCATCCGCCGACGCCGGCGATAGCGCGCCGATCCGTTCCGGCAGCTTCTGGCCGGAGGTCGACCCGGCCGCCGCCCGCGCCGCGATGCGGCTGGACGGAACCGTCACCGCGGAACGCCTGCGCGGCGCGCTGATCGAGGCGATCGCCAGTGTCAACAGTCAGTTGGCCGACTGGCGCCGGCTTGCCCAGGATGCCGGAAACGCCAGCCTCAGCGCCGTCCCGGCGGACGAGATCGACGGCAAGTCGATCCAGGTGCAGCGCTGGCAGCGCGCGGTGCAGTGCCTGGCGGCGGCCAACCTGACCGAGCGCTACCGCAGCTTCGACAGCACCGCAGCCGGGCACAAGCAAGCCGACGAGCTCGACACCGCCATCGACGACCTGCGCCGCGACGGACGCTGGGCAATCAGCGACATCCTCGGCCTCGGCCGCAGCACGGTGGAGTTGCTCTGATGCGCGTCGCCGCGCGGCAGGGCGACACCGTCGACCTGATCTGCCATCGCCACTACGGCCGCACCGCCGGCGTCACCGAGGCGGTCTACGCCGCCAATCCCGGCCTGGCCGACATCGGCCCGACGCTGCCGATCGGCACGCCCGTCGCCTTGCCCGACTTAACCACGCAACCGGCTGAAACCACCCAGCAGCTGGTCAACCTTTGGGACTGAAAATGGCAGAACCCGCTTCCACCTCCGCCACCTATGCCACCGTCGCCGGCGCCAGCGTGCTGGCTATGTTCCCCGGCCTGGACGCCGGCGCGGTGCTCGGCGCGTTCGCCGGCGCGGCCGTGTTCGTCATGTCCAGCAACGAGCTGGGCACCGGCAAAAAGCTGGTCTTCCTCGCGCTGGCCTTCGTCGCCGGCTTGCTCGCCGCGCCGATCGCGTCCGCCTTGCTCGCCACCGTGCTGCCGGAGCGTGTGCAGGTCTCGGCCGGCGTCGGCGCGCTGCTGGCCAGCGCGACGGTCATCAAGGTGCTGATCCGCCTGATCAACAAAGCGGACTCGGCGGACCTGTTTCCCTGGACGAAAGGGGAGGGCAAATGACCCCCAGCCTCAACGCCGCGCTCTGCGCCGCCTGCTGCCTGCGCCTGATCTTGTTCGCCCGCCGCGGCGCCGCGCACCGGCCCTGGGCCAGCGCGCTGGCCTACCTGCTGACCGTCGCCTTCGGCGCGCTGGCCATCGCCGCCTTGATCGGCCAGCCGGCCGCCGGCGGCTGGGCGCAGCTGCTGATCAACATCGTGCTCGCCGCGGCGCTGTTCTCGGTCGACGGCAACGTGGTCGAGCTGTTCCGGCCGGCCAGCGGCAACCGGCAGTCCTTCATCCTGCGCATTCTCCGGAGAGAAACATGGATCTGATCCTCAAAAAAGGCGATCACGGCATCGCCGTCCAGGAGCTGCAGCTCAAGCTCAACACCCAGGGCGCCGCGCTGTCGGTAGACGGCTGGTTTGGCGACGCCACCGAGGCGGCCATCGCCATCGTTCAGCGCCGGGCCGGCCTGGTGGTGGATGGCGTCGCGGGACCGACGACGATGGAAGCGCTGCGCGGCGAGGACAAGATCGCGCGGCTGCGGGAAAGCGACCTGCGGGCCGCGGCCGAGCGCCTCGGCGTGCCCATCGCCTGCATCAAGGCCGTCAACGATGTCGAATCCCGCGGCAGCGGTTTTCTGACGGATGGCCGCCCGGCGATTCTGCTCGAGCGTCACATCGCCTACCGGCAAGCCGGCGCGGCGGGCATGGATGCCGAAGGCCTCTCCATCCGTTTCCCCAAGCTGCTCAGCCGCGCCCGCGGCGGCTATGTCGGCGGCGCCGCGGAGTGGGTCCGCTTCGACAGCCTGCGCAGCGTCACCAGCCAGGCCGTCGCCGTGGAGGCCTGCAGCTGGGGCCTGTTCCAGATCATGGGCTTCCACTGGCAGGCGCTGGGCTATGCCAGCGCGCTGGATTTCCAGCAGGCCATGACGGCGGGCGAGGGCAAGCAACTGGACGCCTTCACCCGCTTCATCGCCGCCGATCCGGCGCTGCTCAAGGCCCTGAAGGCCAAGAAGTGGACCGACTTCGCGCGGCTGTACAACGGCCCGGCGTTCGCCGAGAACCTGTACGACGCCAAGCTGGCCGCCGCCTACCGCAAGGCGGAAAGGCTGGCCGCATGAATTGGCTCCGCGACAATCTGCGCTGGCTCGCGCTGCCGGCCCTCGGCCTGTGCGCCCTCGCCGCCGGCGCCGCCATAGGGCTGCAGCGCCTCGACAACGCCCGGCTGCGCGAGCGGCTCGACACCGGCAACGCCCAGCGTGAAGCACTTGATGGCCAGCTGCAGACCGCGCGGCAAACCATCGTCGCCCAAGACGCGCAAATCGGCGAGCTGGCCGCCGTCAACCGCCAGCAAGCCGAAGACGCCAAGCGGCAACTGCAGCTTATCGACGCCATCACCCGCCGCGCGGCCGCCCGCGCCGCAGAACTGGAAACCACGCTCAATGAAGACCAAGACGCCAAACGTTGGGGCGCTACTCGCCTGCCTGACGCTGTTGCCCGCCTGCTCGACGCCGCCCGCGCCGCAGGCGATCCTGCCGGCGCGCCCGATCCTGCTGCAAGCCTGCGCGCCGGTGACGGCATGCCAGTCGCCGGCCGGCAGCCCGAGAACCAACCGCCAGCTGGCGCAAACGCTGCAGGCGGCTCGAGCCGCCCTTGAGATCTGCGCCGCCCAGGTGGAAGCCGTCGCCGCCTGCCAGCAACGCGCCGCGAGCCAACGCCCATGACCGACATCTTTGACCAAGCCCAGGCGTTGGAGCTGCGCCAGCGCGAGGAAGCGCTCGCCCGGCAGGCCGCCAAGCAGCGCGGCGGCGCCAGCTTCAGCCACTGCGAGGATTGCGGCGAAGAGATCCCGCCGCTGCGCCGCGAGAAAGCGGCCGGCTGCACCCGCTGCGCGCCATGCCAATCCGACCACGAGAAAGCCAGCCGCCGATGAACAAAGCCGCCAGCCTGCGCGCCGCCCTGGAGGCGGCTTTGCCTTATCTGCGGGATGATCCCGATCGCCTGGTCATGTTCATCGACGCCGGCCAGGTCGCCGCCGGCATGGGCGGCCCCAGCTTCGAATACCGCTACACGCTGACCATTGGCCTGCTGGACTTCAACCAGCACCCGGACGCGGTGATGATCCCGCTGCTGCGATGGCTGCGCGCCAACGAGCCGGCGCTGCTGCAGAACCCGGACAAGGCCCGCGAGGCGATCGCCTTCGAGGCCGAGATTCTCAACCACGCCGCTTACGACCTGCGCCTGCAGGTGAAACTGACCGAGCGCGTCAAAGTCACCACCTCCGGCGACGATTGCGTCGCCGAACACCTGTCCGAGCCGCAGCCATGAGCGTGCAGCGCTACGAGGACACGCTGGCCGGCCTGCTGGCCGGGCTGGACGGCAAGGCCCGGCGGCAGCTCGCCCGCGAAATCGCCCGGCAGCTGCGACAGAGCCAGCAAAAGCGCATCGCCGCCCAGCTCAATCCGGACGGCAGCGCCTTCGCGCCGCGCAAGCCGCAGATCCAGGACAAGAAAGGCGCCATCCGGCGCGCGATGTTCAGCAAGCTGCGCACGGCCAAGTGGCTGAAGACAGAGGCCAACGCCGGTGGCGCGGCGGTCGGCTTTATCGGCGAGGTCGAACGCATCGCGCGCGTCCACCAGTACGGCCTGCGGGATCGCGCGCAGCGCGGGGGGAGGGAGGTGCAGTACCCTGCGCGGGCTTTGCTGGGATTTGCGGGGCAGGACATCGAAGCGATCGCGGAAAAGGTGCTCAATCGCCTACAAAAATGACATAATCATCATTATTGTGGCGATCGGTGAATGAAATGAAAAACCCTGTTTGGTGGGAAAAAACTGTCGAGTACTATTTCGTACTTAATCACTTGCATGGCAAGGTCATCTCGCCTTTGGATGGTTTTCATGAGGGTGCAGGTGATGCCATTTTACAAAATCAAGATAACAAATGGATTATTATAGAGTTTAAGCGAAACGATAAATGCAGGGAATCTGAGAAGAAGAAGTTCATTAATTGGCGGAAGGCTGTGTCTGAGCTCTCAAGTCAAAGTGAGCACCATTTTCTCATCTATGGAAAATATAATTCGGGTAAGTTTGGTATTGGTGTAGAGAATTATTTTGACCCCCAAAAAAAGCTGCCGTCAAATATTTTGGATGCCGCTATTTGCAAGGAAGATTTCTTTAAATATTTAAGCACTTTCCTCTCGTTCAAGAAGGTAAAGAAAAAAGATGAAGAGGCCGAAGATTCTGATGGCGAATCGGGAAGTGGTGGCAGTAGTGGCGACGTAGGTTACATTGACTATTCCGTTATTTTTGGGTTGGATGAAGATGGAGGAGTAATCACCTGTCTTGGGCTTGAAGATTTTAAGATAGAATGCGCCAGTGAACTCAAAAGCAAAGTGGAAAAAGAACAGAAAGAAGAAAAGAAAGAAGAAAAGAAAAAACCTTTAAAATTAAAATAAAGCCCTAGGTTGTCCCTACCCCCTGCATAATCACAAGTCACCTACTTTTAGAGATCCATGCGGCACGCTCGCCGCATGGACGATTTCGCCGATCTTTCCCGCCGCATCGAGAGCATGATCCGATTCGGCTCCATCGCCGGCAAGACCCCGTGGCAGCTTGCCCGAGAGCGCGTCAGGCAACTGCGCCAGAGCCAGCAAAAGCGCATCTCCTCCGGCGGCAGCGCCTTCGCGCCGCGCAAGCTGCAGATCCAGGATAAAAAGGCGACGCGCAATGTTCAGTAAGCTGTGCATGGCCAAGTAATTTCTGAGGTAGTGCTAAGTCACCTTGCTTTGCAATACAATAAATAGACTTGCCAACTCACTGAGCTCTTGGAGAATATAATGGGAAAAGAATTAAATCTGAATGATTCGCAAAACGAAATAAGTCTACCGCAAGTGATCCGTGCTGCTGAAGGATATTTGAGTTGTATTACTCGCCTTATTTCCGATAAGCCGACGAAGGATTCCGAGTCCAGTAAGATGGCCGCAGGTTTTTTTGTGAGCATGGCAAGCAAATATTCTGCTATTCTTTATATGGCAAAAAGCGAGCATGTGTCTCAGATTCCTATCTTATTAAGGTCTATGTTCGAAGCGCTGGCTGACTTGAAAAATATTGTCAATTGTGAAGGCTATTTGGATCAAATTATTTTTAATGATGCGACTGAGATGAAAAGTATGGTTATTTCTGCTCTTAAGCAGAGGGAGGTTATAGGAGAGGAGGTGGTTTTTGAGTTGGAAATGATTAAAACGGAAGCTGAAAAAAGAATAAAGCAAGCTCAATCAGTTTTGGGAGAGAATGTTTCTAAAATGTCGACCGCGAAGAAAATAGAAAATGCAGGTCTGGAACATGCATACTCTATATATAAATCCCTGTGCGGATTTTCACATAATCAAATAACTGCAATTGCCATGCAGTATATTGGGGATGATGGATTTCTAAATCTTAATCCTCCCCCATCTGGCCTCGCTGTTGCTGTTATTGGTCAAGCTAATTTGTATTTTGAAATGGCGTGTCACACTATTCCTGATTTTATGGATATCTCTGAGGAAGAGGTTTTCTCCAGCATTGCCGCCGCAAAAGTTGTATGGAATATCGCACGAGAACAGCCAATGTGATGTAGTGTCTATGCTTGCCACAACTTCTTAATATCTACTTCTTTTACACCATGCGGCACACTCGCCGCATGGATGATTTCGCCGACCTTTCCCGCCGCATCGAGAGCATGATCCGATTCGGCTCCATCGCCGCCGTGCAAATGGCGCCGCCGCGCGTGCGCGTGCAATCCGGCGGTCTGACCAGCGCTTGGCGGCCCTGGTTCGCGTTGCGCGCCGGCGACACCCGCGACTGGAACCCGCCAACGCCGGGCGAGCAGTGCGTGCTGTTCAGCCCCAGCGGCGATCCCGCTACCGGCGTCGTTCTAGTCGGCTTGTATTCCGACAGCCGCCCCGCGCCATCCAGCAGCCCCGACGAGCATGTTCGCGTCTATCCGGACGGCGCGCGGATCGCCTACAACCACGCCACCGGCGCGCTGTCGGCCACCGGCATCCAGACCGCGCGGCTCCAGGCATCGGACCTATGCACGGTGGATTGCCCGCGCGCCGAGTTCACCGGCGACGTCCATATCCAGGGCAAGCTCACCGTGGATGGCGCAACCCTGCTCAAGGCCTTGCTCACTTATATGAACGGGCTGGCCGGACAGGGCGGCGGCGCGGGCACCCGCATCAGCGGGACGATCGAGCATAGCGGCGGCGGCCTCAGCAGCAATGGCATCACGCTGCACGCCCACGTCCATCCGGATTCGCACGGCGGCGACACCGGGGGGCCGAAATGAGCGCGCGCTACATCGGCCTCAACGCCGCCACCGGGCAACAGCTCTCCGATCTGGACCACATCCGCCAGAGCATCCGCAAGATCCTGACCACGCCGATCGGCAGCCGCGTGATGCGGCGCGGCTTCGGCAGCCTAGTGCCCGATCTGATCGACAAGCCGCTCAACGGCAAAATCCATATGCAGCTGCTGGCGGCCACCGTGATGGCCATCAGCGCCTGGGAGCCGCGCGTCGAGCTGGCGCGCGTGCAGCTGCAAGCCGGCCAGAGCCCCTCCGACTTGTTTGTCGATCTTGAGCTCGCCCGCCGCGATGGCGACGGCGCCGGCCAATCCGCCAACCTTCGCGTGCCGCTGAGAGGCTGACGCCATGACCATCGACATCACCCAGCTTCCCGCGCCGAAGGTGGTCGAGGAGATCGACTACGAGGCCTTGCTGCTGCGGCGAAAACAGCGGCTGGCCGCCGCCGTGCCGGCCGATATCCGAGACGCCGTCGCCGCCGCGCTGGAGCTGGAAACCGAGCCGCTGGCCATCCTGCTGCAGGAAAACGCCTACACCGAGCTGATCCTGCGCCAGCGCGTCAACGAGGCGGCCAAGGCCACCATGCTGGCCTATGCCAGCGGAACCGACCTCGACAACAAGGCGGCGGACTACAACGTCAGCCGCTTGCTGGTCGCGCCTGCGGACCCGGATGCCAATCCGCCGGCCGCGGCCATCTGGGAGAGCGACGACCGCCTGCGCCTGCGCGCCCAGATGGCGATGGAGGGAACCACCGTCGCCGGCAGCCGCGGCGCTTACCTGTTCCACACCTTGTCCGCCTCCGCCAATGTCGCCGCCGCCCATGTCGAATCGCGCGCCGATGGCCCGCTGCGCGGCGATTCGCCGGCTCCGGGCGAAGTGCGCGTCTGGCTGCTGGACGCGCGCGGCGACGGCGTGCCCGGCCAGGGGCTGCTCGATGCCGTCACCGCGGCGCTATCGGCCGAGACCGTGCGTCCGCTCAACGACACCGTCACCGCGGCGGCGGCCAAGCCCGTGCCGTTCGCCGTGTCCGCCTGGCTGGCGTTCGAGACCGGGGGAGAGGCCCTGTCCGGAGGGCTCGACGCTGCCCGACAGCGGGTGGAGGCCTTGCTGGCGAGGTCCAAGAAGCTGGGCACCGGCAAGCAGGCGTCCGGCCTTCCGCCCTCTGCGCTGATCGCCGCGCTGAAGGCGGCCGGCGTGCACGACGTCAAGCTGCTGTCCCCGCTCGCCACGGTGGCGCAGGGCGTCGGCGAGTTCCCGCTTTGCACCGCCATCACCCTGGATAAGGCATGAGCCGCGACCTGTTGCCGCCCAACCGCACCGCGCTTGAGGCCGCGCTGGCGGATGCCACGGCGCTGGCGGTCAACCCTGCGCCGCTGCGCTGGGCATCCGACTCCGCCCGCTGTCCGGCGGCGCTATTGCCCTGGCTAGCCTGGGAGCGCTCGGTGGAAGGGTTCGACGACGCCATCAACGAAGAGCAGCAACGCGAGCTGATCCGGCAGTCAATCAGCGTGCACCGCCGCAAGGGCACCGTCTCGGCCGTGCGCGACGTGTTCCGCGCGCTTGGTTTGGGAGAGGTCCAGATCCAGGAGGGGAACCACCATTACATCGCTGACGGCGCGTTGATGGCCGACGGCTTCGGCACCGCGGGAGACCCGGACGGCTGGGTCGAGTACCGGGTGCGGATCGACAAACTGCTGTCGATCGGCCAGGCCAACACCGCGCGCGCCGTGCTGGCCGATGTCGCGCCGGCGCGCAGCGTCCTGTGGGGGATCGACTTCACCGGCGCTTCCCTGATCGCAAATGGTTTTGCCATCGCCGATGGCGCTTATACCGCTGGAGTTGTGAACACATGACCAAGCTGATCTCGCCGGCCAGTCCCGGCTGGCCCGATGTGACCCGCTTCGAAGTCGTCGAGCGCCTGCTCGGCGGCGACGGCGGCCCGCTGAACCGGGCGCCGCTCGAACTGCTGGAGCGTACCGAGTTTCTCAAGAAAAAAGTCGACGATCTGGTATCCGGCGCGCTGGTCGCCGAGTACGCGGACCGCCTGAAAACGCCGCGAAACATCGCCATGACCGGCGACGGCAGCTGGAGCGTGGCATTCGATGGCAACGGCAACGTTGCCGGCGCGCTGACGCTGGCCAACAGCGGCGTGGCGCCGGGCAGCTACGGCATGGTGACGGTGGATGCGAAGGGCCGCATCACGGCAGGCAGGCAGATGACCGGCAACGATGTGCCGGCTCACGACTGGAGCAAAATCAGCGGGCGGCCGACCACCTTGGCGGGGTATGGCATTACTGACGCCGCACCGCTGGGGCAGATGCTGGATAGCCTGGCGCTGAAATTGTCCGTTGACGCCCAGGGGCGTGCGAGCACGACAGCATTCCGCGCGAAAAAAGGGTATCCATCGTCGTCTGATAACGCGGCGGCCGGTTATGCATTTGAAACTGACGGCGATACTGGTCTGTTTGCGGCGGGCGGAGAAGGGACAAACAGCGGTGTCACTGAACTCGCGCTGGTGATTGATTCCAAATCTGTGTTTTTGGCAAAGCCAATTGGACTGTGGAATCAGACATATGGCTGGTTACACCTGTTTTTTGCGCAAAAGGCGACCACGCTGGCGGGGTATGGCATCACTGATGCTGCTCCAGCCTCAGCCGGAGTGCCTACGGGGATGATTTGCTGGTACGCAAACACGTCAGCGCCGGCGGGCTGGCTGATTTGTGATGGCAAAGCCATCAGCCGCTCAACATACGCGTCTCTATTTGCTGCCATCGGCACAATCTATGGCGCCGGAGATGGCACTACTACATTCAACTTGCCTGACCTGAGAGACCAGTTTATCAGAGGCTACAACGCAAGCAATGCGAGGGCATTCGGATCGAAACAGCCTGGCAGCATCGTGCCATACCAAGGTTACATTGACCAAAAAAACGGCTCGACAGGCAGTTGGCAGTCAAGCGCAAACGACAGGCTCAGCTGGGTCTCATCGTTGTACGATGATGGACTGGAGTCCAATCACGCTGACGGTGTTGTTATTGACCCGTCTAAATACAGTGTGACCCCTCCTGTCGGCTGGCAAGTCCAGCTGCAGTCTTCTTCGTCTCAAATGATGGGTACCGCAGCGTCAACCAGCAATCTGTTGAAAGGCGTTCGCCCCCAAAACGTTACGCTGTTGCCCTGCATAAAAATTTGAGGTGCCACATGAAAACTGTGTACGCATACAACCCATTTACCGGCGAGTTTCTGGGTGAGACCTCAGCGGAACGATCGCCGTTGGACATCGATGAAGTTTGGCTGTTGCCGGCCCACAGCACCGAGCTGAAGCCGCCGGAGACCATCGAGCGCCAGGCGGTGGTCTTCCGCGACGGTGGCTGGACCGTGACGCCGGACTGGCGCGCCGTCAAACTGTGGAGCATCGATACCGCGCAGCCGGTCGTGGCCAGCCTGGGCGACACGCCAGACAGCCTGCGCGCCACGTCGCTGCCGCCGTGTGAATTCCCTGCGTGGAATGGCAAGGGGTGGATCGTTAACAGTACGGCCCAGGCCGCCGCGCAAGCGGAAAAGATCAACGCGCAATTGAAGCAGCGTTTGGCAGAGGCTTATGTAGCGCGCAGGCCGTTGGAAGATGCGGAGTCAATCGGCATTGCCACGGGCGATGAGTTGGAGCGTCTGACAGCTTGGAAGCGTTACTGCGTCATGCTATCGCGTGTGCCTCAGCAGCCTGGATTTCCAAGCAAGATAGCTTGGCCAGCGCTCCCGGACGCTTAAGATGCTGAACGCCGTGGCTTGCAGCCACGGCGCGGGGAAAGCAGGCTGGGAAAGGGCTATCCAGAACTGGAAGTCAGATGCATTGAGGCCGCTGTTTTAGCCGCCACGATAGGGTCCGGCTCCTTTAGATTATTTGCCTCGAATTTCAGGGCCGCCGCCACGCTGCGGCAGAAGAAAGAGATGGAATTGTCGTCGTGCTGGCTGGCCATGGAGATGCCCACTTTATCCAGGCAGAGGCAGAGATTTTCGATGGTGTCGGCGGTTGATCTTCCGACCAGAGGATTCAAAACCCGAGCGGCTTGGCGGCTATGCATTTTTTCCATTTATCGTTACCAACATATAAAAACCCGGAAGGCATATTGTTGGCGATGGAATTAAATGCGGGTATTGGCGGAACCGCCAATATTGAGCCCGTTGACACTGGCTAATAGTGCAGTTCGATTCGGAGCGTGCAGCTTGCGCTGCATGTTTTCAAGGTGTGCGCGAATTGTACGCTCAGTGCATCCCAGTACAGAAGCCATATCTGTATTGCTCATGCCGGAACGCAACAGCTCCGCTATCTGCCTCTCCCGCCGGGTCAATACATTCAATGCGCGCTCGGCGTTCATATTGACCGTGGACGCCTCATGGAGCAGGGCCAGCAGCTTTTGCGCCGCCAGGCCAAGGTCAATGCCGGCCAATACATCGGATTTGACCGCAACATGCCGCAAAACCAGCAGCATATCCTCTTCGTCAACCGCCTCCACAATGCTGTGGATTACGGCGGCAGACGGGTCTTGCATTTAAAAATCCTGGGTTTTTTATAAAACTAGCTGGTTAGCGCTGTGCCCGCCAGCGGCACAACCAGCCCTCGCTGCCATATGCTCGCGCGTGCGGCAGACTCGGCATGCAACCTCACTCCGGAGAACAGCATGCCTGCCGATTATCACCACGGCGTCCGCGTTTTTGAAATCAACGAAGGCACGCGGACCATTCGCACCATTTCCACTGCGGTCGTCGGCCTGGTGGGCGTCGCCGACGACGCCGATGCCGCCTTCTTCCCCGAAGACACCCCGGTCCTGATCACCGACATCCAGGCCGCCATCGGCCGGGCCGGCGTCAAGGGCACGCTCGCCGCGTCGCTGGACGCCATCGCCGACCAGGCCAAGCCGCTGGTCATCGCCGTGCGCGCCAAGCAGGGCAAGGACGAAGCCGCCACCACCAGCAACCTGATCGGCACGACGACCGCCGAAGGCAAGCTGACCGGCATGAAAGCGCTGCTGTCGGCGCAAACCCGCTTCGGCATCAAGCCCCGCATCCTCGGCGTGCCTGGGCTGGATAGCCTGCCAGTGGCCACCGAGCTCGCCGGCATCGCCAAGAAGCTGCGCGGCTTCGCCTACCTGTCCGCCTGGAACTGCAAGACCAAGGAGGAGGCCGCGGCCTATCGGCAAAACTTCGGCCAGCGCGAAGCCATGGTGATCTGGCCGGACTTCGTCAACTGGGACACCGCCGCCAACAAGGAAACCGTCGCCTATGCCGCCGCCCGCGCGCTGGGCCTGCGCGCCTATCTGGACCAAACCGTCGGCTGGCACAAGACGCTGTCCAACGAGCCGGTGGAAGGCGTCCAGGGCGTCAACCGCGACGTGTACTGGGATCTGCAAGACCCGGACACCGACGCCGGCTTCCTCAACGCGGCCGGCGTCACCACCCTGATCCGGCGCGACGGCTTCCGGTTCTGGGGCAGCCATACCTGCAGCGCCGATCCGCTGTTCCAGTTCGAGAGCGCCACCCGCACCGCACAGGTGCTGGCGGACACCATGGCGGACGCGCATTTCTGGGCCGTGGACAAGCCGATGCACCCGACCCTGGTGCGCGACATCCTGGAGGGCCTCAACGCCAAGGGGCGCGAGATGGTCAGCAACGGCTACCTGCTCGGCTACCACGCCTGGTACGACGAATCCATCAACACCCCCGACGTCCTTAAGGCCGGCAAGCTGTACATCGACTACGAATACACCCCGGTGCCGCCGCTGGAAAACCTCATGCTGCGCCAGCGCATCACCGACCGCTTCCTGCTCGACTTCGCCGCCAAGATCCAGGCCTAACCCGAAAGGAAACCCATGGCACTCCCCCGCACCCTGCGGCTCTTCAACGTCTTCGTCGACGGCGTCAGCTATATCGACCAGGCGCTGGAGATCAAGCTGCCCACCATCGCGATGAAAACCGAGTCCTTCAGCGGCGGCGGCATGATCGGCTCGGTCAAGCTGCTGAAGATGCTGGAAGACATCCAGATCGAGCACTCCTACAACGGCCCGCGCCGCGAGATCGTCGCCACTTTCGGCGCCGAGAAGCACGATGCCGCCATGCTGCGCTTCGCCGGATCTTACAGCGAGGAGGGCACCGGCACCGACCAGGCGGTCGAAATCGTCGTGCGCGGCCGGCATAACGAGTTCGACCAGGGCAGCGCCAAAACCGGCGAGAACGGCGACTGGAAGGTGAAGACCGACTGCACCTACTACAAGCAGACCATCGACGGCCAGGTCTGGCTGGAGCTGGACGTCGTCAACAAGATCTTCGTCGTCATGGGCGTGGACCGACTCGCCGCCCACCGCCGCAACATCGGCCTGTAAACCGGCGCCGCCCTGGCCGGCGGCCGCAACCACCAAGGACACGCAATGACCACCATCCAGCTCGACACCCCCTTCAAGCGCGGCGACGCCGACATCGCCGAAATCACCCTGCGCAAGCCCGCCTCCGGCGAGCTGCGCGGCTGCAACCTCACCGATCTGCTGCAAATGGACGTCCTCGCCCTGCAGCGCGTGCTGCCGCGCATCTCCACCCCCACGCTGACCGAGCAGGACGTCGGCCGGCTGGACCCGGCGGACCTGCTGCAGCTCGGCACCGCGGTGGCGAGTTTTTTGCTGCCGAAGGACAAGAAGCCGGCCGCATTCCCGTCCGAGTAGAAGAGCCGATGGCGGACATCGCGGCGGTGTTCCATTGGCCGCCGCCGGCGATGGACGCCTTCACCCTGGTGGAACTGATGGACTGGCGCGAGCGCGCCCGGCAACGCAGCGGAGCACATGAAGAATGAGCGGCATACGCAACCTGAAGCTGGAAGTGATCCTGTCCGCGATCGACAAGGCCACGCGGCCGATCAAGACCGTGATGGGCAGCACGCAAGGGCTGTCCAAACAGCTGAAGGAAACCAAAGACCGCCTCAAGGAACTCAACCAGGCGCAGGCGGGCGTGGCCGCCTTCCGCCAGCTCACCAAAGACGCCAAGGAAACCGGCGACAAGCTGGCCGGCGCGCGCCAAAGGCTCAAGCAGATGCAAGAACAGATGGCCGCGCTCGGTCCGCCCACCGAGGCCATGACGCGCAAGTTCAAGAGCGCCGAGATCGCCGTCGACAAACTCACCCTGGCCAATCGCAAGAAGATCGATGCCGCCAAGCAGGCCAAGGCCGCGCTGGAGGCCAACGGCGTCAGCGTGGCCCGGCTCGGCCAGCATGAGCGGGATCTGGCCGGCCAGATCGGCGCAGCCACCGCGGCGATGCGCCGGCAGGAGGACGCGCTCAAGAAAGTCAGCGACCATCAAAACCGCCGCCGCGCGGCGCGCAGCGGCTACGAGCAGGCGCTGAAAACCCGCGACCGCGTCGCCGGCGCGGGCGCGGCAGCCACCGCGGCCGGCACCGCCGCCGGGCTGCCGGTGGTCAAGATGGCCCGCGACTACAGCAGCTTCGAAGACGCCATGCTCGGCATCGCCCGCCAGGTGGACGGCGCGCGCGACGCCAACGGCAAGCTCACCCGCACCTACTTTGAAATGGGCGACGCCATCAAGGCCATGTCCACCCAAATCCCGTTGGCCACCACCGAGCTGGCGGCGCTGGTGGAGGGCGGCGCGCGCATGGGTGTACAAGGCAAGGACAACCTGCTCGCCTTCGCCAAAACCGCCGCCACCGCCGCCATCGCATTCGACCTGCCGGCCGACCAGATCGGCGAGAGCATGGGCAAGATCGCCAACCTCTACAAGGTGCCGATCAAGAACATCGGCCAGCTCGGCGACGTCATCAACTACCTGGACGACAACGCGCAATCCAAGGGCGCGGACATCATCAACGTGATGCAGCGCATCGCCGGCGTCACCACCCAGGTCGGCATGAGCTACCAGGACGCGGCGGCGCTCGGCTCCACCTTCCTGTCGCTGGGCGCGTCGGCGGAAGTCGCCGCCACCGCCACCAACGCCATGATCCGGGAGCTGGCCATCGCCACCCAGCAGCCCAAACGCTTCCAGAAAGGCCTCAAGGCGATCGGGCTGGACGCCAAGTCCGTGCAGAAAGGCATGGCCACCGACGCCACCGCCACCATCCAGAAGGTGCTCGATGCGGTCAACAAGCTGCCCAAGGACAAGCAGATCGGCGTCACCACCGAGCTGTTCGGCAAGGAGTACGGCGACGACGCCGCCAAGCTCGCCAACAACCAGAAGGAATACCGCCGCCAACTGCAGCTGACCAAAGACGCGAAAGCGGCGGGCTCGATGGACCGGGAAGGCGCGGCCCGCAAGGATACGCTGTCGGCGCAGCTGCAGATGAGCCAGAACAAGCTGTTCAACCAGTCCGCCGCGCTGGGCGAAACCCTGCGGCCGGCACTGATGGAGGCCATGCGGCTGTTCGGCCAGGTGGTCGACAAAGTCGCGGCCTGGACCAAGGCCAACCCCGAGTTGACCGCCACCCTGGTGAAGATCGCCGCCGTCACCGGCGTGGCGCTGGCCGCGGCCGGCAGCCTGCTGTTGCTGCTCGCCGGCTTTCTCGGCCCGCTCGCCGCGATCCAGTTCGGCCTGGCCACGCTGGGCATCAGCCTCAGCAGCGGCATCGGCATCCTCGGCCGGCTGGGCGGCGCGCTGGGCATGATAGGCAAGGCGATGATGTGGCTGGGGCGCGTGTTCCTGATGAACCCGATCGGGCTGGTGGTGGCCGCCATCGCCGCGGCGGCCTACCTGATCTGGCGAAACTGGGACTGGATCGGCCCCTGGATGGCGGCGCTCTGGGAAGGCATCAAGCGCGTCGTCAGCGCCGTCTGCGGCTGGATCATGGATTACCTGATGAACTGGACCATCGTCGGCTTCATCGTGGAGCACTGGGAAGACATCAAGGCCATCACGCTGGCGATCTGGACGCTGATCAAGAACGGCGTCGCCGCCGCTGCCCAGGGCATTGTCGACTTCTTCATGAACTGGACCCTCGTCGGCGTCATCGTCAGCAACTGGGACGCCATCAGCGCCGGAGCCAGCGCGGCGTGGGAGTGGATCAAGAACATCGCCGTCAGCACCGGCGCGGGCATCGCCGACTTTTTCATGAACTGGACCTTGCTCGGCCTGGTGGTCAAGCACTGGGACAGCATCACCGGCTTCCTCGGCGGCCTGGCCGCCAAGTTCATGACCATCGGCTCGCAGATCATGCAGGGGCTGATCAACGGCTTCCTGGGCGGGCTCAACACGCTGAAAAACGCCGTCAACGGCGTCGGCGAGAGTGCCATCGGCTGGTTCAAGGAAAAGCTGGGCATCCACAGCCCAAGCCGCGTGTTCGCGGAGCTGGGCGGCTACACCATGGCCGGCCTGCATCAAGGCATCGCCGACAACCAGGCCGGGCCGCTGGCCGCCGTCGCCGGCATCAGCAAACGGCTCGCCGCCGCCGGCGCGGGCCTGGCCGTGTCCGCCGGCAGCGTCATGGCCGGCGCGGTGCCGATAGACCGGCGTCCGCCCATCGGCGCCCAACAGGCCGCCCCGGCGGCCGGCGCCGCGGCGCAGTACCACATCACCATCCACGCCGCGCCGGGCATGAATGAACAGCAGCTGGCGCAAATGGTGGCGCGCGAACTGGACCGCCGCGAACGCCAACAGGCTGCCCGCGGCCGCAGCCGCCTCACAGACAGGGACTGACAACCATGCTCGGACTGCCCATGATGGCCCTTGGCCTGTTCGTGTTCATGCTGGACACCGTGCCTTACCAGCAGCTGCAGCAGCAATTGAAGTGGCGGCTGCCCAACAGCAGCAGGGTAGGGCAGCGGCCGGCCTACCAGTTTGTCGGCCCGGACGAGGAAACCGTCACGCTGTCCGGCGTGCTGATGCCGGAGCTGACCGGCGGCGACACCGCGCTGTCGCTGCTGCGGCTGATGGCGGACCAGGGCAAGTCCTGGCCCTTGATCGAAGGCACCGGCAACATCTACGGCTTCTACGCCGTCGAGAGCATAGACACCACCCGCTGCGACTTCTTCAGCGACGGCAAGGCCCGCCGCATCGAATTCACCATCACCCTGAAGCGCACCGACAGCAGCCTGATCGACACCCTCGGCGCCATTACCCGCGGCGTGCTGGAGCGGATGCCGTGAGCGCGCTGGAAAGCTTCGAGCGCGCCGCGGCGGAGGCATACCGCGCGGCAGCCGGCGGCGTGGCGCAGCTGGCCGGCGGGCTGACGGACGCAGCCGGTTTGCCGGCTCTGCCGACGCCCGCCTTCCAGCTCAGCGTGGACGGCAAGAACCTTACCGGCCAGCTGCGGGAGCGCTTGATCTGCCTGATCCTGACCGACAACAAAGGCTTCGAGGCCGACCAGCTCGAGCTGGAGCTCGACGACGCCGACGGCAAGCTAGAAATCCCGCCGCGCGGCGCCAAGCTGCGGCTAGCCATCGGCTGGAAGGGAAGGGCGCTGGTCGACAAAGGCAGCTACACCGTGGACGAAGTGCGCCACGTCGGCGCGCCGGACAGGCTGACGCTGCGCGCCCGCGCCATGGATCTGCGCGCCGGGCTCACCACCAAGAAGGAACGCAGCTGGCACAAAACCACCCTCGGCCAGCTGGTGGAAGCCATCGCCAAGGCCAACGGACTCAAGCCGGCCATCCCGGCTTGGCTGGCCCGCCAGCCGGTGGAACACATCGACCAGACCAATGAGAGCGACGCCAACCTGCTGACGCGGCTGGCGCGCCAGCACGACGCAGTGGCCACGGTGAAGGACGGGAGGTTGATTTTCTGCAAGGCCGGCGAGGCAGAGTCGGTGACCGGCAAACCCTTCCCCGTGGCGCAGATCCAGCGCGCCAGCGGCGACGGCCACGACTTCGGCGCGGCGGACCGGGACGCCTACACCGCCGTCAAAGCCTGCTGGCACAACCTGGACCGCGGCATGCAGGGCGAGGTGATCGTCAACGCCGACACCAAGTTCGAACGCCGCGCCGGCGTCACCAAGCGCGGCCGCAAGACCAAGCGCAAACGCCTCACCGCCACGCAGCAAAAAGCGATGGAGCCCAGCGCCGCCAACATCAAGACCCTGCGCCACATCTACGCCACCGAGGCCAGCGCGCTGCAGGGCGCCAAGGCGGCATGGGAGAAGATCCAGCGCGGCGTGGCGGAATTCAGCATCCAGCTGGCCATCGGCCGGCCCGAGCTGTTCCCGGAGCTGCCGGCCAAGGTATCCGGCTTCAAGCCCATCATCGACGCCTGCGACTGGATCATCAGCAAGGTGACCCACCGGATCAGCGATGGCGGCTATACCACCGGGTTGGAAATGGAAGTGCGGCTGGAGGATGTGGTGTAGCCATTTGGCATGGAAAAATGGTACGCTTTCCCATCATGTCAGTGGGGTATTGAGGATGGGTGATAGTTTTGAGATAGTTTTGGAGGCCCTAAAGCAAATCGGACCAGTAGCAGAATCGCGAGAATTGTTGGAAAAGGTTGTACAGCTTGGCATCGATAAGGCTCAAGCCATTGAAGCAATTGGTTGCGCAATTGAAGCTGAAGTTCTTGCTTGTAACAGTGAGACAGGCAAGCTAATGGAGGGAAGTACATATGAAAAGCAATTTCAAAAAGCCATATATATTCAAGTGATTGGGCTGCATCTACTTGCCCAATCCAATGACCGCCTTCTTAAGAGGTATCATGAAGAGGTAATAGAGTTTCGGAAGATGGGGGGAGACGTTCGTCCAACTACTCTTGGTTTTAGCAAGAGCTTTGTACTGATACTGCAAAATGGTGATCTGATACAGCCAGATCATCCAAAGGCTCGATCTCTTTCAAATCAAATAACTGCAGATAAATTGTGAAACCCCGAAAAGCCGCAGTAAGCGGCTTTTTCTCTTTGTGGCATCGTTGCACAACATAACTATAGCTATCTAAATAAAATGGATATTTTCAATCAGGTTAGCGAAGTCTCAGAACATATCAGCCCGCTTTTAAAGGTATTTGGCGCGCTGCTTCCAGTAATAGCCGCGGTTTATGTAGTTTATAAGACAAAATCTTTCCACATCATAGCCGCCGCGCTATGGCATATCATCGGCAAGATCCTGCCCAGCAAGGATGCTCAGCTAAATGCCTTTATTGAAGATAGAAATGCGGTAATGAAGTTTCGCTCAATAGTCGGCATACATGCCCGAACAAGCAGCGAAATGAAAAGAATAATCACGTGGGTGAAAAGGAATGATTTAGATATTGACGAGGTGAAGCGGTGCGGATCCTATTTTAAAGTCAAAGATAAAATCAGCGTAGCTGCGCCTCGAAAAGGCATAGACTGGTTATGTGGCATACCATTGGCAATTTTAACGGTCATTATTTCATTTGATATTGCATTTGCCATAGATGGCAGAGCATTTTTCCAAATAAAAGAAAGTAAGACTTGGTTTGCTATGGATTTGAAAGCCGCCAATTCTTCCATTCTGCTGCCCAAACTGGCAATCACAGCTGAGTCATGCAAAGCTCAAGACAAGATCAAAACGGATCTGTCAAATTTAGACCTGTCTGTAGTCTGCGAAGCTCTAACAGTAAAGGGGCGAAAAGAAATCATCGATTCCGCCCTTGAAGGGCAGCGCATGATTTTCGCCTTCATATTCGTATATTTCACATCTATTCTTATCGCCATATCTCTTGCATATCTAAAAGCTGAACATGCTAGAAGGTTAATCCGAAAATTGGATGGCATATCGCAATAGAAATACAACTGGAGAGTTCACCGAGCTAGAAAAATAGGCTCTTCCACAAAGTCACCTATTTATAAAGTTGGAGTGAAATTTATGTCTTGTCTCGATACTATATTTGCATCGGCAAATGTCAGTGGTGCGTTAAATTCACCCTTTACCACCTCGCTTCTCGGCTCATTGGCAGGGGCATTTGGTGGTGCATGGGCTGCACAGCGTATTGCAGAAAAGTCAAAAAATGCTGAGCAACTACTTTCTAAAATTAACGCAACTAATACAGCAATTACCCTATCTTTTTCTGTGTGCAATCGTTTTATGTCAATAAAAAAGGAGCTTTATAGAGAATATTACGAAAACTATCTCCGGGATCAAAAAAGATTTCATGAGGTATTTCAGGCAGAAGCACCTCCTGAAAATGGTCCTGAAGAGTTTGTACTCAATATGAGAATATTTTATAAGCCCTTGCTTCCAGTATCGGAGCTTCAACAGACTATTGCTGAGAAACTTTCGGCAAATGGAATATTGTTGGCACTGCCGATACAGTTAGCTATGGTCGCGGATGGTATTGAGCGCTTATTGGATTCGCATAGGGGCTTTATAGAAATGATCAGAGCAATACCTGATGATGGTATGAATGCAAAAACTTATTTCTACTTTGGCAAGCTTTCGCCAAATGGTGGAGGAAGTACCGAGTTTCCTGATACTTTATCTGGTATTAATCAACATATAGATGATGGTATTTTTTTTAGTCATCTTCTCTGTGAGGAATTGATGCAAGTGGGTGGTAAATATCTTGCTGACTATAAGAAGATTAAAAAAGATACAGAAGATAGAATTAGTACTGTTGATTTTCAAAATATAATGCATGAAAATCTTATTCCGAGCAAAGAACTTTATCAGGATTGGCTAAAGGCATTTAAAAGCAATACCCCTAAGGAAAAGAAAAGAAAAAAATACTGGTTCTATGGGCTCAAGAGTTTCTGTGAAATACATTCAAAAAAACCTGATTAGTCTCTTTGTCGTAGGATAGGTCATTGGAGATTCTTATGTCATTGCAGTGCTTAGTTTGTAGTCTTCGAAAGAGAAGATGGCGTCTTTGGCATTTAGATATATAGCATCAATCTTGTTTACTGTTTCTTCTGTTTGAGAGTAAAAATCTTTTTTATAATTGCACTCTTTTTCAATCGAATCTAATAATTCTGCAAAATCAATTTTTTGGAGGTTTTTAGGGGCGAATGATTCCAGGACATACCGAACGGCGGTGTGTGATTTGGGTAGCACAGTATATTCATCGATTTCAAAAGCATCAAGTTCGTCGTATAAGGAAATCCACTTTTTAGCGAAATAGCTAAGCCGCAACTCAATTATATTTGTGTAATGCTGAATCTTCGTGGCGACCCTTATTTGATCCCAAATGTCATGTGCAGCCAAGTGGGAGATCGGAGCGATTTTTTCGTTTCCAGAAAAGAATAAAATCGAATTTAAGACCTTCTCAATATCCTGCAGAGCGTTGCCAATGGAAAAGATAGACATCTTTGTTGGTTGATTTAAGAATACCACCTCTCCATCAAGAAACTTGCTTGCAGAAAATGAAAAAAACAGCTTTCCTTGCATTCTCACTAAGTTTGTAACGAGCTCTGCTGCTTCGTGCCAGCTCATTTTTTCTTTAAGTTGTTTTCCAATTCGATGGTAAAGGAAGCAACAGTCACTAATGTCCCCAGGTAGGGTTGCGGCAGTTTTCACTTCTTCGTGAGTAAAGCAAACACCTGGCCGATTTCTTGGAAAGATGCACTGATAAAATTGATCTCTATCATAAAACTTTATGTCCAATAGCTTTTCAAGCTCATCTAGCCGTTCAAAAAATAGCTTTCTATGAGTAATATACTGTTCAAAGACAACAGTTTCTTGTTGTTTTTTAAGTTGTATGGAAAATAATATCAAGGTTGATACCGTGGCCACCGCGCTTAGAAGTGTAAATATGCCAGCTAGCAATGAGCCAAATGCAGACCAATCATCTCTTAGACTTGATATTGGGCCAAATTGCCACGCATAGATAGCAAAAACTATAAATGAGAATAGAATTGCTGTTGCAATTGTTGTCTTTACAATGTTTAGAATTGATTTCTCTTGCATAGCCAGATTCATGAGTATAAAAATTCTCGCAATGAGCTCACCCTCCAATGAGAGTGGTCGAGTTATGATTTTTCGCATGCAGCATAAACATGCCTGCCGTTATGGAAAAAGAAATTATTGTATTTGCTCTTCATTCCTTTGGCTTCCGCGAGTGTGTAGATTTCTATGTATTTTGCTAGGGCTGTATTGTAACGCTTTTGGTCATCCGTATCGCCACAGCGAATAGGTTCATTCAGATTTATCCCCATGGAAGAGAATTCGGACATAAGAGTTTGAATTTTATTTTCCGCCTCTTTCTCTTGCTGTGCTCTGCTTACAGAAGACTGTGCCTGCTCTAACTTTCCAAAAGCAGCCTCATATTCACTGGAACGTAGCTGAAGCGCAGCCAGCTTTTCTTTGTTTTGAGATTCAAGTTGCTGAAGAGTAAATTCCCGCTTATCAAGCTCAGCCTTTTTAGCGATCATGACTACGGAAGCTTCAGAGCGGGTTTTCTCAAAGAGTGCAATCTCGTTGTTTAAGGATTTTCGTTCCTTTAGCAATTCTTTATATTCAGCCCAAACATATGACATGCCGCCAGCAAGAAGCAACAGGACAACTACGGTCGGCCCAACATAGCGTTTGGAACCTAGAATTATTGCAGTTTTGATATCCATCATGGGCATTAATTTCGTTAGTAATTAATATGACTAATATTGATTTAAATAGCGATCGGGTCATTGACTAGACTGAGTATGCAAATTCATGCCTACGACCCTGGCAGCATGGACAGGAATCGGGCAAAGACGAGCGATAGCAACAGTGGCTCAGGCAATGCTTAACTTGGGTCCTGCTTATGATTGTGCCATATGCAATGCGAATGGTGGGGGGCGCGTAGGGGGCTTCACATAGAGCATTTATGAAATGGCATGTAAAATGCATATTCCATAAAACATAAAGACACCTTCGTGATGAAAGAATTTTTCATATTGATTGTCGCCATTGCCGCGGCCGTGGTGGTCTGGAAGTGGCTGACCAAGAAGTTGCGCGCCAAGGAATACCATGGCGCTGTGGTTGGGGCGCTGGGTGGGCTGGGCTCCGTCTTTGCCTTCCTATTGACCCTTGGCATTCTGATGCCGGAGCAACCCAAGAAGCCGGAGGCCCAGGCTGCGGCGTCGGTGGACAAGAGCAAGGCGGATAAGGTGGCGGCAGAGCCGGCCGTCAAGCCAGCGGCCGCACCCGAAGCCAAGCCGGCAGCGAAGCCTGAGACTACCCCGGCGCCGCAGGAGGAAAAGGTTGCGCTGCAGAAGACCCTTGGCCTTTCCACTGCCAAGCTGGTCGGCGATATCGAAATCTTGAAGCGCGCGGAGTCACCGCTGCGTGATGGCACGCGTCGGGAAATACTGACCATCAACCAGATCATGACGCTTGAAGCGATCGGCGATCCGGGCGACCTCAGCCGCTACACGCTGGTATTCGGCGTACCCAACGACGACAAGGTGGCGCTGATGACCAATGCGGTCTACGCGGCCGGGATTTTCGCCAACACCTATCCGCAGTGGAACGGCAAGAAGGACAACGCGATGAACTGGTTCGGCGAGGCCATGCGCAAGCTGACCAAGAACATCGAGAAGAACAGGAACGAGCCCAAGCCGGTGAAGCTCGAGCGAGACGACAAGAAAGTGGAGCTCAGTGCTATTCCGACGCTTGGCATGGTGTTCTTGTCGGTAGAGCCTATTGATTAAGTTGCAATCATTTTAGCATATGAAAAAAGCACCTGCTATTAGGTGCTTTTTTGATTAGTACGAAGAATCAATAGGGGTTTGGTAATGGGCCAGAGGCAATTTGGTTCCCATTTGGGGAGCGCTTGTAGTAGAACACACTCAACTTCTGCGGCGGGTAAATGGAAGTCGACTCGTGGATTTCATAGGTAGCAATCACGTTACCTTCTGCATCTTTTTCATCATAGAAAAAAATATCAACGTCCTGACCTTTTCGCATTTTATTTTCAGATGAGATGCGTTCAATATTCGCATCTTCAGGTACACCAAGTGCTTCTCGATATTTTGCGTCCATTTCAGCTCCTAATCTCACGCTAGTTTCAACAGAAAAATTCCAGGCTTACTTCTCTCTCAATGCAATGGCATAGGATCGGTAGAACCCCAGCACGGCTGAGCGGATTTCGTCCGGGCTGTCCCGCCAATGTCCGAGCAGCATCATCTCATCGGGGGATAGCTTGCCCTCGATCGCTTGGCCGGTGATCACGTATAGGATGTCGATGCCACAGGCCGCCCATAGCTGCAGGCTTTCGGCCTTCGGCGAGCTGTTGCCGGACTCATAAGAAGAGTACGTACTCACCCCGACCTGGCCGCGCTTGGCCATCTCAGTTTGGTTCCATCCCATGCGGACGCGTTCCTGCAACAACCGCTCGCCGATTTTCTGATTTTCAGTGATCATTCTTTACAAATTTCCGATTTCGGAAAATAATCCGATTGTGCAACTAACCATTCCGCAATCATAACACCGACATGACTACGCCCAAACGCCGCGCCCCTCAAGGCATGCAGTCCGACAAGCCAGTCCCTGTCCGTTTCTCCACCGAGGAGAAGGAGGAGTTGGCCGAGATTGCCGGTCTGGAAAACCGCTCCAACGCCAGCATGGTCCGCATCATCTACTTGATGGGGCTGCCCCATTTCAAGGCCGCGCGCGGCCTCAAATCACGATAGACCGTGGTTGTCCGAACAAGTACCACAAACGCAAAGGAATAAATTGTGGAAAGCCTGAAGGGTAGCTACCAGATGATGTGCCGCGCCATGAACGGCGGCTGGGCGGCTATGGCGCAGGCGCTGGGCGCGTCGGTCACCAGCCTGCAAAACAGCGCGTACTGCCGCAAAGGGCAGCAGATGACAGTCAAGCGCGCCATGGCGATGCAGGCGGCCAGCCGCACCACTTACTTTGTGGAAGCGGTGGCGCGGGAGTGCGGCGGCGTGTTCATCGCGCTGCCGCCGGCCACGGAGTTCGACAATGCGGACATCCAGGAAAAGTATGTCGAGCTGCTGGAGCTGGTGGGCAGCCTGGCGCGCACCTATCGCGAGGCCACCAAGGACAACGAGGTGGACCGCTACGAGCGCCGAGACCTGAAGGCGCTGGAATACCAGATTTGCCAGCTGGTCACCCAAATCAATCAGATGACCTTCCTCATCTACTGCAAGCAGGAGTCCTAACCATGGCAGCCAAGTGCGCTCATTGCGGTTCCGTCGCTTACACCCGCTCCAGCCGCCACCTGTCGCTGGTCACCCAGGAAGAGTACTTCCAGTGCAGCAACATCGCCTGCGGCCACACCTTCACCGCCATCCGCGAACACCGCGAGACGCTGTCTCCCTCCGCCATACCCAATCCGCAGGTGCGGCTGCCGCAGGCCAGCCGGGCCAAGCTCGCCGCGGTGCGGCTGGCGCTGAGCAAGCAGGCCGGCGATGACCAGCTGTCGCTCAGCCTAGACAGCCAGTAAGCCCTTAATCACCCGAAACACCCCGCGCCGTCGCGCCCTGTCCCAGGGCTGCGAGGGACGAGTCTTGCCTACGGAAACGCAATATGGACGCCCATCTTCACCAACAAATTCACGAACGGTTCGACCGGGAGTTCCGCTTCAAGAAGGAGCAGAGCGGCTGGTTGCGCCAGGGCGTGTGCCCCGGCTGCGGGAAGAAGGAGCTGTACGTCAACGCCGAACACCCGTGGGTGGTGCGCTGCGGCCGGCTGAATCATTGCGGCTACGAGGCCCACGTCCGCGATCTGTACAGCGACCTGTTCGAGGAGTGGAGCGAGCGCTTCCCCAAGCAGCCGGACAATCCCAACGCCACGGCGGACGCCTACCTGCAGCACGACCGCGGCTTCAGCCTGGACAAGATCCGTGGCTGGTATAGCCAGGAAAGCTACTGGAGCCCGGAGCTGAAAATCGGCTCCGCCACCGTGCGCTTCGCGCTGCCGGGCATCGGCTATTGGGAGCGCATCATTGATCGGCCGCACCGCTTCGGCCGTCGCAAAGCGTCCTTCCAGGGCAACTACGGCGGCGCCATCTGGCAGGCGCCCGGCCAGAGCTTCTCCGGCGTGGAGGAGATCTGGATCGTCGAGGGCATCTTCAAGGCCATCGGTCTGCTGCACCACGACATTACCGCCGTGTCGGCGCTGTCCACCACCAATTACCCGCACCTGTTCCTGGCCGGCCTGGCCGAGCAATGCGATGCCGCCGGCCGCGATCGCCCGGCGCTGGTCTGGGCGTTTGACGACGATCCCGCCGGCCGCAAGGCCATCCGCGCCTTCGCCAAGCGCGCCCGCGAAGACGGCTGGACCTGCAGCGCGGCGCTGTCGCCGGCCATCGGCAAGGCCAAGCGGGACTGGGACGATCTGCACCGCATCGGCGCGCTCACGCCGCAAAACATCAAGGACTACCGCTATCACGGCGCGCTGCTGATCGCGGGCAGCACCGGCGAAAAGGCCGCGCTGATGTACATGAAGCACGGCCTGCAAACCTTCCCGTTCGATTTCGACCGCCGGCTGTACTGGTTCAAGCTGGACATGGAGAAATTCAGCACCGAGCTGGACGCGCTGATGGAGAAGCACCCGGACGCCGCCGAGGAAGAACTCCGCGGCCAGGCGCTGGAGCGGTCCCACAGCGTGCAGGAGATCGCCAACTGCCTGCCCACGCCGTTGTACAACTTGCGCAGCGAGGTCACCGACGAAAGCTGGTACTACTTCCGCATCGACTTTCCCCACGGCGGCCCTTCGGTCAAGGGCACCTTCACCGCCGGCCAGATCACGTCCGACAGCGAATTCAAGAAGCGGCTGCTGCACCTGGGCGCCGGCGCGTACTGGTTCGGCAACAAGCACCAGCTGGACAAGCTGGCCAGCCGCTGGACCTACAACATCAAAACCGTCCAGACCATCGACTACCTGGGTTACAGCATCGAGCACGGCTGCTACGTGTGGAACGAGGTGGCGGCCAAGGGCGGCCAGTTCTGCGCCCTCAACGAAGAGGACTACTTCGACCTGGACAAGCTCTCCATCAAGAGCCTGTTCAAGTCCATCCGGCTGGAGGTGAACACCGACCTGAAGGCCTACCGCGAGGACTGGTTCTCCAAGCTCTACCTGTGCTTCGGCGCCCGCGGCGTGGTGGCGCTGGCCGCCTGGTTTGGCAGCTTGTTAGCCGAGCAGATCCGCGCGCAGTTCGAGAGCTTCCCCTTCATCGAGATCGTCGGCGAGCCCGGCGCCGGCAAGACCACGCTGATCGAAACGCTGTGGAAGCTGGTGGGCCGCAACGGGCACGAGGGCGACGACCCGATGAAGGGCTCGATGGTGGGCCTGATGCGCACCATGGCCCAGGTGTCCAACCTGCCGGTGGTGCTGATCGAATCCGACCGCAGCGAGGAGGGCGGCGACAGCAGCCGCGGCCGGCCGCGCGCGGCCTTCCACTGGGACGCGTTCAAGAGCCTGTTCAACGGCGGCAGCCTGCGCACCACCGGCGTCAAATCGTCTGGCCTGGACACCTACACCCCGCAGTTCCGCGCCGCGCTGTTCATCAGCCAGAACGCGGCGGTGCAGGCCTCCGCGCCGATCATGGAGCGGATCGTCCATATCTGGTTCGACAAAGCCCGGCAGAGCACAGAGGGCCGCGAGGCGGCGCTGGCGCTGGGCCGCATGGCGGCCGCCGACCTGAGCGGCTTCATGGTGAAGGCCATCCAGCAGGAGCAAACCGTGCTGGCGCTGATGGAAGAGCGGCAGCACAAGTACGAGCTGGCCATCCAGAGCGCCGGTGTCAAGAACCTGCGGGTGCAGAAGAACCACGCCCAGCTGATCGTGATGGTGGATTGTCTGTCCGCCGCCTGCTCCATCACGCCGGAGCAGCAGCAAGAGGCGAAGGAGCTGCTGCTGGAACTCGCCATCCAGCGCGAGAAAACCCTGGCCGCCGATCACGCCATCGTCCAGCAGTTCTGGGAGATCTACGACTACCTGGAAACCGACGAGGACGGCTGCTCGCAAGTGCTCAACCACAGCCGCGACAGCGGGCTCATCGCCATCAACCTGAACCACTTCATCGAGGTGGCCAGCGACCGGCGCCAGGCCCTGCCGGACATCGGCGAGCTGAAAAAGCTGCTGCCCACCAGCCGCCGCCACAAGTTCATCGAAGCGAACAAGACCGTGAACAGCGCCATCAACGCGCAGTTCAACGCGCGCTCCAGCGGCCAGAAGCGCGCTAGCACTGTGAAGTGCTGGGTATTCGAGGCCAAACGCAGTGCCTGACACCCGGAAAGGAGCAAGACCATGCAGTCTCAATTCCATCGCCTGATCGCCGCGGCCGACGCCGTGCTGGAGCAAGTCCAGAACGGCGAGCTGTTCTGCCACGGCGAGCCGTACATCAACCGCAACAGCGCCATCCTCGATGAGCTGGAGTCCGCCGCCGAAGAAGCGCGCCAGCTGCAGGCGCAGAGCCAGGGAGACGCCGCATGAACCCGTCCCAGCTCGACTACCTGGACCAGATCGCCGCCGACGCGCAGAACCAAATCGACAGCCGCGTCGGCCCGCTGTCCACCGGCGAGCGCCTGTACGTGGCGCTGGCCGCCAACCGCCTGGACCTGATGCCGGGCTATTCCATCCCGCAAGCGCTGGGCCGCCTTGGCGAAGACGATGTCGCCGAGCTGGTCGCCCGCTGGCAATACGCGTAAGGACGCCGCGATGAACCTCTACACCCACGCCGCGCTGGAGATCATGCAGGAATGCCATGGCCACCTGCGCAAGCTGGAGCACGCCGTTCCCGCCATCAGCCAGGCCGAGCAGCTGGCCGCGGCGCTGACCGGCGCCGGCATCCAAACCGAGGCCCGCTACGGACTGAGCGCCGGCGTGCACCTGAAGTCGGCGATCAAGCGCTACCACCGGATGGCGGCCATCCGCGTGCTGCACGCCAAAGCCGCCGACGCCGGCCGCGTCGTCGTCAACGAGAACAACACCCGCTTCATCCTGATCCCCGCCAGCCACGCGGACACGAACACCCGGACCATCGAACTGACTTTTGAGGAAATCTGACATGCACGCAGCCATCACCCGCAGCCCGCGCGAAATCCGCCGCAAGCTTGGCCTCAACCAGCAAGAGTTCTGGAGCCGCCTGGGCGTGACCCAGTCCGGCGGCAGCCGCTACGAGTCCGGCCGCAACATGCCGAAGCCGGTGCGCGAGCTGCTGCGCCTGGTGCACATCGAGCAGATCGACCTCTCCACCGTGTGCCGCGAAGATTTCGAGATCGCGGCCTTCCTCAAGAGCGCGCATCCGGATCTGTACCTGAGCCTGAAGAAGGCGATGGCCGGCCAGCAGGAAAGGGCGGAATCATGAGGATCTCCATGAGCGAGGAGGGCTGCTGCGTGCCGGAGCGCCAGCTCCAGGAGGTCTCCCGGCTGCCCAAAAAACGGGTTCGGCTGTTGGTGGTGAACGCGGAGGCGTCGCTGCGCTACGTTTCCGCGGTGGAGATCGGCGGCCGGAAATTTTGGGCGGATCGCGCCACCGGGACGCTGTACCGCCAGGACAATGGCCGCTGCATGGGCAGCAGCATGCTGCAGCTGGATCTGTCTTCTCTGAAATAACGGGATGGCCATGTTTCTGACCGAGGCTGAGATTCAGCAATTGACCGGCTACAAGCGCCCGGCAGACCAGCTTCGCTGGCTGCTGGAGCGCGGCTGGCTGCATGAAACCAATGCAGCCGGCCGGCCTATCGTGCTGCGCCGCTACGCGGATAGCCGGCTGTCCGGCAGCAAAGCTGCAAACCAGGCCATGCCCGCCGCGGGCATGGTCCCTGATTTTTCCAAGGTGAACCGTTGATGGGCCGTAGACGCACCGTACACAAAAAACTGCCCGCCCACATGCACCGCAAGGGCAACAGCTATTACTTCGTCCAGATGGTGGAGGGGCGCCGTTCATGGGTGCCCCTGGGCAATGACCTGGCCATCGCTCGGCTCAAGTGGGCCGAGCTGACCAATATTGGCGACGCCGAGGTCGAGGACATCACCTTTGCCTTGGCGGTGGCGCGCTACCGCCGCGATGCGTTGCCGGCCAAAGCGCCCAAGACTCAAGAGGAATATGACCGGGCGCTGGACCGGCTGCTGGCTGTTTTCGGCAAGATGCCGCTGGATCTGATCATCCCGCAGTACGTCAGGAAATATCTGGATGCACGGAAGGAGAAGGTCGCCGGCAATCGCGAAAAGGCGGTTCTTTCCACCGTGTTCAACCATGCGCGCGAATGGGGCTACACCAAAGCGGCCAATCCCTGCGCGGGGGTGAAAGGGAACACGGAGACCGGCCGGCTGCGCTACATCGAGGACCAGGAGCTGCTAGCCGTCTTGGACCACGCCTGCCGGCCGCTGCGCGACGCGATGGAGATCGCCTACTACACCGGCCAGCGCCCGAGCGACGTGCTGAAGCTGAAGCGGACGGACATCCGCGAAGGCACGCTCTTCTTCCGGCAGAAGAAGACCGGCACCGCGCTGCGGTTTGCGATCGATGGCCCGCTGTTCGACGTGCTGCTGCGGATCACCACCGATCCAATCCAGATCCCGGCCGGCGCCGTGCGCTCGCTTTATCTGGTTCAGAACGAGGAAGGCCAGCAGCTAGGCTACCGGGCCTTGAACTACCGCTTCAACAAAGCATGCAAAGCCGCCGGCATCCCTGATTTCCAGTTCCGTGACATCCGCGGCAAGGCCGGGACCGACACGGAAGACGTGACCGGCCTAGGACACGCCCAGCGCCTGCTGGGACACAAGAACCGGAAGATGACCGAGCACTACATCAAGGAGCGGCTCGGCTACCGCGTAGCCCCCACGCCGAAGAGGCTGATCAAGCAAAAAGGCCGGGCCTGA